TCGGCGGCAACCTTGGCCTTCTTGCGCCGGACGCGGAGTTTCTTAAACAACCCCACGACCACGTCTCTCAGGCTTGTAAGGATCGCCAATGATCGGCTCCGCGTAGCACCGACAACGCCAGATCTCACCGGGATGGTGATGCATGATCCGTCCGCCGCTTTCTTCCACCGCCGGAGCGTGGGCCCATTCACAGGTCTTGCCTTCCATCGCTTTGTGGCCCGGCCGTACGCTGCCATCCATGCTCGTACGCCACACGTAGTGAGTCGATCCGATCGCCTCGCAGCGCGCTTGGAGGAGTACGGTTGCCGCTCGAGAGGTTTCAGTCTGCGCAATGAGCACGGCTCGGGATTTCGCCACCGAGCCCGATAGCGCAATCTGCTCCGCAATCTCACTCGCGCGCGTCCCTTCAATGCGTGCCTTCGTGGCGAGTTCGTGCACTCGCTGGGCAGCCTCAAGCGGGAGCGATTGGATCAGAGAGACCTGCAGACCCAGCAACTCCCGCATGCGCTCGCCTACCGGCGCATTCCGGATGTCCTGATGTAGCTGGGACGAGATGGCGTTCCCGAGTGCTCGCCAAGCGTCCCTGTCTCGGGAATCCACCTCGCCCAGCATTCTGGTAGCGATGCGACGCGCCCACGGGATCAGCCCATCGGCATAGGCCCGTAGGAGCTGGGTAAGCGTCGGTAGGCCGTGCAGCCCGGAGGCGTATGACTCCACCATCTGACCGACATTGCCCGCCAGGAGCTTCAGCTGCTTCGCGTAGTCGCGCTCAGCTCGGCTCGTTACCGTTGCTCGCCGCGCCTGGCTTTTCGGTTTGTCGTCCTGGGTCCGCCGCGCCGTTACCTGCCGCGAACGGCTTGCCGTCGGGTCCGACTTTGCCGCTTGCAATGGCCAGCTCCTCGGGTGATGGGGGTTTCTCGTTGTCTTCGGCGACGGCCTCGTCGATCATCTCGTCGGTAATGTTGGACCACATGCCGGTGGTCTTGCCCGATTCGCGGAGTTCTTTGAGTGTGGTCGAGCGCGCGGTCACGCCTTTCTCGAACGGCTCCATGATTGCGGAAGTCGTGTTGCTCGCTACGTTGGCCCGCTGTTCGTCATCCATTTGCCAAAGCGGCCTGAACTTCACCTTCCAGTGATCAGGCGGCGCGGCGCCGTGCTTACTACGCCAAGCGGCTTCGTACACCTTGCGCACGCCAATACCGAAACGCGAGTTCTGCTGGCGCTTGATGCCGTCGTAGTAGGTTCGTAGATCGGATTCACCGGTTGAATTCAGCCCAGCGGGAGACTGACCAAACAGCCTCACCAAGGGAATCTGACTTGCACCGGAGAGCTGTTGTCCGAACTGCAGCAGCACCAAGTCCAACCCGGTGAACGTATACGGATGAACCTCAAACTCGTCGTCTGTGTCCATGAGGGTCATACCCTCGTTGGACTGGAATTGACGAATCATGTTCATCTGCGCGAGCAAGCCATCCAGCGCCTTGCCGCCCATCGCGATCAGCTTGCGCAGATCCTTGACCTTGTATGTACGCAAGTGTGCTTTATAGACAAGCTGCGCCGTGCCTTGAGTTGCCGAATCAAACGCGACTAAGCGATCCCACAACCGCTCAATGACTGACTGGCCCCAGTAATTCTCGGTGATGCGTTGCCAATACGGAAGGCGCACGCCCTCGAGCCGAATCACTCGAGAGTAGTGGATCCGCATGGACGGGAGTCCCGTGCCCATGTCCGGACGCACGTCGTAATACTTTGGGCAACCTAGGTCCGGGCCCCACTCAGTAACGAGATCCTCTAGCGAGGGGAACAGAGCCCAGCGATCCAGCGGGAGTACGCCGCGGAACTGATTCTTGCCGACCGTCTCTATGTTTAGCGGAGTCGAGACGTCTTGCCCGTCAATCATCAACAGGCCAATCGACCCACCGTAGAGGCGCGACCACTTCTCGGTATCGCACAGTGCGGACCAGACCTGGAGATTGTCGATTTCCGATTCTATTTCGGCGATTTCATCGGGAGAGGCGTCGCAGAGTAGGTCCACTCCCGCAACCGTCATGTCCTCTGCCACGCAATCAACAATAGTGCCGACAATCCAACTCGATCGATACGCCCACTCCACCTGCAGACGATTCCGACTGATCGGTAGGAAATTGTAATTGGATCCCGCACTGATGTTGTTGGCGGTAATCCCTGTGCGGGTGAGAAAGTTTTCTATCCCATCGGAGGTGTAGAGCTTCCCATCTTTCATCCGCACGCGTGGTTTGGGGCCCGAGCCGCCAGGTCGCGTCAGGGGGGCGGAACTCTCAGCCACGACGACCTAGTTCCGATTCCGGCGAATGCGATCATGAGCCTCGAACTTCTGCCGAATGGCCTGATTCAGCGAATCCATGGCGAACTGCCCCCATGGGCGCACGGTTTTCCAGTCGTGCCCGCAGGCGTTGACCAACTCCGCCACAACCTCACACGCCTCGTTGATGATCTCGTCGCGGGGCTTGTCGGGGTGTTTGTCGAAAAAATGCTGGATGGGGAGCGATAGCCAGTCGTGCAAAGATCGCGGGTTGAGCGGCTCGCCTTCGAGGGTGGCGGGCATTGGGCCGCTAGCGATCTCAATGGACACTGTCTTCTCCCCGTTTGGTTTACTGCGCAAGTTTGCGCCATACATCCATGGCGCCGGCTGTTGGATTGAATGCGATCATGACGGCATCGGCGAGGTTAGGAGATTTCGCACCACTCGGCGTCTTCTCGATGATCACCTTGCCGATAGTGTTGATACTGTAGACCGGCTGCGCCAATTCCATCAGCAGCGATCCGATGTCTTCAACGTTTGGGTTTATGGAAATGATACTCTCGGGATCAACTTCCATACCCTCAACCACCGCGCGATAAGTATTCTGAAACCGTATTCGCAAATTCCACCACGACTGCGCCTTGAGATTCGCGAAAAAATCCTTGTTCTTGCGCTCGTGGACCATCTCGCCATCCGGCTCATGGACTGCGCCCGAACCGCGAAATGGCGTGTCGCTAATCCAGATCAAACCGGCGTCGCGTCGTGCGGTGTTGATTACAAGGGCGTCGCCGCGAACTCCTGCACCTACTCCATCGGCGTCGTAATCGAAGCCTTCGTAGCCGTGCTCGTCGCAGATCGCGAAGGCTTTCTCCACCGTGTGGTAGATATCGGAGCCCTTGCCGGTCCAGTGCTTTAGGTAATTGAGCTCTATACCGTGACGACCGCAGAAGGCATTCACCGCGCTGCCTTCGTCTGCTATATCGACTCCACCGCGACGTAGTCCAGTTGGTACAATTCCTAGCTTCTCAGCTGCGCCAACTGCGGCCTGAATCCAATCCGCAGGGATCACCTGCCCCTCGACGGAGGCGAAGTAGTCGATATTAATTTCCTGATTCATCACGACATCGTTCGAGATGTCGCGCTTCTGCTTCTCGTACCAGGCATCATCTTTACGCGGATCGTCGCGCCAGTGCGATGTCAATACCGAAATCCGACCGCTATGACGCTTCTGCGCAAACGAGTTTGCCATCCCGTTGGGCGTTGATATGTCGATGCGGCATCGTGTTGTTTGTGATAGAGAAGCGTCCGTTAGCAACGGTCGCTCGAGGAACGCTGCCTCGTCAACAAAATAAATCGCCGTGCGATCTCCGCGCCCGATGCCGTCACCCGACTCGCCCGTGAGATACGACCCGGTCTCGGGAAATATGGTGCGCATGTGCGAGGTATGTTTCTGGCGCAACCAGCCGCCCCGAAACACTTCCGGCAGATTTTCGATGAAGAACCGCGCCTTGAAGAAAATCGACTTTGGATCGCCGCCATTGTCGACGTACACTTCTTTGCGCGAACCGAACCCAATCACGAGTTGATGGCTGAATAGACACAGCGTGCAACTCAATGCTACAGCCAGCCATGTCGCACCGGAGTCGCGGCTTTTTTCCCAGAGTCCAGGCTCGTTGTTACGCCAGCGCTGGATTACCCACTCAATCGCTTCCCGCTGTTTTGGCCAGAGCACGAAGGGCACCAGAGACGGCGAACCACTCGAAGCATTGCGTGGGTCGAACGTCATTCCGAAATCGTTGATGAAGTCGGCTGGATGGGCCCGGTAATAGCCTTTGAGCGCCCGTAGCTGCGCCGGTTTCAGGCGGCGTACGCGATCGAGCCGCTCCAGTCGAGCGGACAGAACTGCCGAGTAGTTTGGGTGCCTGAAGTCAAACGCGCTCTCGACGCGCGCAGGTTGGAGTACGGCCGACATAGGCGCACATCAGTGCGTCGTCTGAATGATTTCCTGGTAGACGCGCGCGGCTTCTTCGGGATCCATGTCTACGGCGATGTACGTGGCCAAGGTCTCTATGGGACCACCGCCCACGCCAGTGAGCTCCACCCGCTTCGGGGGTGCCAGCTTCAGAAGCTCTGAAATTTCTTTGATGGCCGCGATTGCGCCTCGCGAGTCGAACTGATATTCGCCCGTAGCATTGCCTTCGTTGTCAAGAACCTTGTGATGCTGCATGCACCGGTCCTTGATCTCGACCAGGTCCGCCACGAGCGACATGTGGCTCACCCCGACCTCCTCGAGCGCATCCCTCAGGAATACCTCCATGGCCCGCTTGACTCGAGGTCGATTGACCAGCTTCCAGACGGTACGCGTTGAGATGCCGAGCGCCTCGCCAGCGACATACGGGGCGTACCGGGACTTCGGGAGCTGACGGAGAAAGGACCGCTCGTGCGGACGGCAGGCGCGCAAGGCTAGAGCCCGCTCACGCCGACGGTCCGCGAGCGGGTCTTGTGAGGTGGCGTCGGTCATTTGACGTGAACGTGTACGCGAGTCGGAACTGTGATCGTGGTGTGGCGGGGGCGAGGTCGTCGCCACCACCACAGCCACAAGAACTCACGAAACAGTGACATCGACGCTGGTCGGGACGGTGATCGTGGTCTGCGTCGCCGCTACGGTGAAAGGCGCGGAAACGACCGGGGCTGCCAGCGGATTGTTCGAGGCATCCTGCCGGGTGACTCGCACGGTGTAGGTGCCCGGGACGACGTTGCTGAACGTTGCTGCGCCGCTGGTATCGGCGGCGGTGGCCGTGATGGACTGGCTTTGCACCACGGCGCTCGAGGCATCCAGCAGCTCGAACAGCACGGGACCCGCGGCGGTGGGCAGCGGGAAGGGTTGGGCCGACAAGGCGGCGACGGCGACGGCATTGCTCATGGGATTTCCTTTAGGGCGAAACGCAAAAAGCCCCTTTGAATCAGGGGCTTATGGCGAAATGGTATTTTCAACAGACGAGCGGAGAGACCTATGCGGTCTCAGCCCCACGGTGGAGGCGGTGTCGTGTTGTGCAGACGATACTACGGCGTACTGGTCAAGCTTGGCAAGTGGGGGCTGGACCTTCAGAGCAGGCTGGCGCGTTGATCTGGGTTGGCTGTGGAGGTTTTTATGATCACCCTCATGTTGTTGGTCGCGGCATTCGTCCTGTTCGTGCTAGCGGGTCTGGGAATACCCTCCGCACGCTACAGCCTTATCGGGTTTGGGTTGGCGTGTTGGGTTCTGGTGGACTTACTTGGGCACGGGGGAGTGCACTGACCCCCATTCCAGCCAGGTGCCTTCAGCGAAACTTGCCTCGGGAATCTTTCCAAGATAAACACCATCGACCCATACTCGATAGACTGTTAGACATCCGTTTCCCTCGACTTCACCGAGGTGCCATTCGTTGGCAGTGTTGCTCACAAACTCTCGGGTGTTTCCATCGCGCAGTTTTACGATTGTCTTCATGACTCACGCCTCGCCAGAAATCTTCCTCTGTATCATTCCCCGCGCCGTTCCCAACCACGACTGATACCGCTGCTGGAGCGAAGCATATGGCGAGGCGAGGTGTTTGGTCCAGGTTGCCTCGTCCACGTCCATGTAGATCGCGTGCACCGTCTGCGCGGCCATGAAGTATCGCCGCAAGTCGCCTTCCTCCTCGAGCAGCAACCCCACGAGCTCGTGCACGTAGAACGGGCGGGCCGGCTTGCTCAGACGCTTGATGCCGGGCGGCCACTTCTCGCGCTTGCCGGTATGGTCGGCATAACTTGCCAGTGCCCAGAACAGTTCCGAGTACGTCGCCGGTGCGCGATCGCCGCCCCAGCTGTAGAACGCGGCGAGCCACGGGATCTCGCGCACACCCTGTGCAGCCTGGCCTAGCTCGGCGAGCGAGTATGCCGGCCGGCGATACACGCGGGTGCCGTTACCGCGAGCGCTGATCTCGACCGTCAGGCTGAGATGTTCCTTCTCGCGCTGCTTGCGTTCCTGAGGTGTGAGGCGGCGTGGGGCCGCAACGCCTTCGGTGTTGCTCGAGGTGCCGCCAACGTGGCTCAGATCGATACCGCGGGCGGCGCACATGGCGATGAGTTCGGGCGCTTGCATTAACAACCCTCTTCGAATTCGGCGACCAATGGAACAAGACGAGGCTGGTAGAAATCTCCCAAGTCGACCATCGGGACATCCTGTTTCATGTTAGGCGATGCTAACTGCTTAGCGATCGACACGCAGCGCTCGCGGTCCGGAAGGTAGATCACAGGACGCCAATCGTACTTATCGGGATAAGCTGCGCGTAGATCCGGCGCATCCCACAAATCCCACTTCCAGACGCGGTAACAATAAATCCCAAATCTTGTATCGTAATGCTCGGTCACGCGTGTTTTCATTTCGACTCCCCGTTCTGCATCTTCCGCACCATCATCCTCAACGCCAGAATCTCCGCGATGGCTCGTCGCAACACGACGGCACCAGCGGTTTGCGGACCTTGCTCTTGGATGAGGTACAGGGCATTTGCGATGTCCGTATTGGGTAGGTCGCGAGCCATGCGCGTCAGTATGGCGATTTGGTTTTCCGTGGGGTGCTGAATATTCACTGGCCACCTTGATGCAACGCTATCCAGCGCGCCAACACGTACCCCACCGCCAACCCCAACAAGAACATCAGCAAGTACTTGGCGTACACCCAACCCGCTTCGGGATCGGCTATCGCGTCCTCGACGGACTGCGGGGCGGGGCCGGTGATGTCAATGGTGTGGCATCCCCATCGTTCAGCAATCAATACCTCTGTCGGTCGAAACCAGATCTCACCACTAGCCATCTTCTGAAGCTGCTCACGATTCTTAGGAGTATCGCTAGACCACTGACAGCGATAAATGCAGATCCGATCGGCGTTGCATGACTCAGGGCGGGGGCACGGCGCATGCGGGTTGCACCGGTTCGCCATCTCTTGGAGGAACGGGTTGTTTGGCTCGCGATAGCGCGCCGTTACGCGCTCCACGGCGCACGCCTCGCACTGCAGATACAACGGCATATCGTGCGAGCAGCGGCCCGCGCTATTCCAACCTGAG